GCCCGTTTCCTCGTTCATGACGATGTAGGTGTCCTTCCGCGCCCGGTTGCTGTTGCAATGCTCGCAGACCGGCTTCCCGGTATAGTACCGGCTCGGCACCTCGATGTCGCAGGCCTGCCGGATGATGTTGCCCTTCTCGGTATGCTCGACGGAGGCGACGAACTTCCAGCCATTGATCTCGGCGACGCCTTCGGCCTCAATCAGAACGTAGCGGACGGTGTATGTCTCGCCCTGCTCGGTCTTGAGTTCCCTGTACTCCTCACCGACCTCGGCGAAGTGGAAGTCGCAGCCGTACTTCCGGCACTTGTTCTGGATGCGGGCGAGCTTTTTCGTCAGCCGCTCCATGTTGCCCTCGTGGATAGCGTATGTATTCATGTCGTACCTCCCGTTTTTGTGCCTCGGTTTTGTCCTTACACCCCGAATTATAGGGAAGCGATTTTCAAATGTCAATAGGGTAATTAAAAATAATTTCAAAAGAATTGAGGTCGGGCCTGTGCCGCTGCCCGCAGGGTAGCGGAAAGAGAAGGATATACCATTCTCATTTCCATTCTCATTATCATTATCATTATCATTATCACTCCCCATTGGGTTCCGTGGGTAGCGAAATAACCCACTCGGTTTTTTGGGTTTCAGATTGACGGCTTGCTTCCTCCGGGTTATACTTGGAGCATCATAAGGAATGGAGCTGATGCTATGCTGATTACCACCACAGACATCATTCAGGGCCGGGAAATCTCCTCTTACCTCGGCCTCGTTACCAGCCGGACGGTGAACGCGAAAGCGGGCATCGGGAAGGCGGGCCAGCGTGTCGCCGCGCAGACGGTCGAGACGATGGTTGGAGAAATCACGGCTGCCGCCTCCGAGCTTGGTGCGGACGCGGTGGTGGGCCTCAAGGTCTTCCCGGAGGCCATGACGATGTTCGCCATAGGAACGGCTGTAAAGCTCGCATAAAGCATCCCCGGAGGGCGGTGAAGCTCTCCGGGGTTCTCTTTTACGTCGCCGGGGCCGGTATCGGTTCCCGGTGCTTTGTCATGCGGATTTCGCACCTGCCGCCGCAGTTCTCGATGTATGCCTTGAGTTGCTTCCGGGCCTCCGTCCGGGTGTACTCGCTGCACTCGACCTCCCAGCCGTCGCCGTAGCCCCAATTCGTCTCGATGTCCCAGCGGTCGCGGGTCTTCCTCTGGTATGCCATCCTCACGCCTCCTTCTTGAAGTCGAAGTCGTACTGCGTGATGCGCTCGCCGCCGCGCAGGTTGATGTCTCCGAGGTGGATGTATGCCTTGCAGCCGAAGAAGCTCTCGTTATGGTCGAAGGACTCCATCACCTCGGACTCGTCCAGCTCCACCTCGATGACCTCCATGCTGCGGAGGCCTCTTATCACGAGGAACTTGCAGGCGTCCAGCGGCTCCCGGCAGAGGAACACCTCTCCGAAGGAACCGGCCCGGAGTACCCCCTCCTTCCTGATGGCGGTCATGCTCGCCGCCGTCGTTGCGTGGTAGAACTTCGCCACGTCAGTCTCCCCCTTCCGTTATCATTGCCAGCGGTGTCGCATCCTTGAGACCCGCCATCATCATTGACAGGCGCATGAGGTCTTCGTCGCTGATCTCGGACGTGCTGTGGCCCGGTTTGGTGTCGAAGATGCGGTGCTTTTGGATGAAGGCCCGGAACAGCCAGTCCGCTTCCTCTCTCCACAGCTCCCGGTAGAACTCATACTCCACTTCGAGCTGGACGGCCTCGGCCTTGGTGCAGGCGACGAACAGCTTCGTCTTTGAGCCTTCTCCGCGGACGTAGCGGTAAATCTCCCTCCCGGTGACGATCTTATCGAAAAGCTGATGCAGCAGCGCCCTCTCCTGTGGGTTGTGGTAGGTGAAGCCATGCTCCTCCGGGATGTCATCGGAGAGGTCAGTGTCCTCGACGCCGTACTTCTTCATGAGGCGGGAGAGGAGGCGCTGCGCGTTCTCCTGCTCCCCGCCGACGCCCTGCTCCGCGAGGGCCTTGAGCTTCCGCAGAAGCTCCATGTTCTTCTCGGTCGCGCTCATGGCTGCGCATCCTCATAGATGATGTAGTGTTCCTCGCCGTCTTCTCCCCAGCTCACGGTCTCCATGTGCCGCTCCCGGACGAGCCAGCCAGCTTCCCCCATGGCTGCGGCGACATCGGAGGCCCGGACGCAACGGACGGTCTTCTCCCGCGCCCAGCCGCGAGGCGTGACCTTGCCGGTGTAGGCGTTCCGCTTCATCCGGCGAAATGCCGGGTTCGTAGCCTCGACGCTCATGCCGAAGGTGATGCCGTTGAACTGTCTCATGTGTAGGTCTATCACGGTTCCCCCTCCTCCGTCGTCAGTCTGATGAAGCTCTCGGCGTACTCGCAGATGCGCGTCGGGTGGAGCTGATCGCAGATGTAGGCCACGTCGGTGAACGAAGCTGCCCTGTTCGTCCAAAGCTCCAGCACCGCCAGCGCCCAGCGCAGCCCCCATCGGTCGATGCGCTCGCTCCGGGTGTATAGCGTGGAGGCCACGCAGAGGGCCGTGACGGCCCTCCCGTGTTCCCGCAGGCAGGCACCGAACTCGTCCCGTACCTTCGGAGTGGAGAGGGCGGCCTTTGCCGCCCTGACCTTCCGCAGAGTCTCGAAGCGGGCCTCGCGGGAGCCGTCCCCGTTGAGGGCCTTGATCTCCCTCGCAAGCGTCCTGTCCAGCCTCATGCCCCTGCGCCTCCCTTCATGTAGTACCCATAGACGCAGCGGGTTCCCTCGCGGGTGCAGTCGTAGATGTCATGCAGCACTCCGTCGATGACCGCCGTCTCGTGCCTCGAAACGCTGACCACCAGCCTGCCCTTCGGCAGCTCCTCGGCGCAGAGGTGAACCTTGCAGCCCTGCCCGATCTGCATGGTCGGGTGCCAGACCCAGCCAAGATACTCCATGACCTTGCGGATGGTCGCCGGGTAGACGCCTGTCCGGGCGCTGCTCTTGCCCTTCTTCCGCTTGCCGGTGCGCTCGCCCTTGGCGAACTCGTTGATAAGGTCGTAGACCTCCCGGTAGGGCCGCTCCGTCGCTATGGCTATTGCCCTGCATACGCAGTCGCCGGTCGTCCCTTTGAAGCCCGCCTCGGCGCGACCTCCGTCGTTGTAGACCCATTCCATTTTCATACCTCCGTTTTTGTGTTCCCCCGGCCCCGGAGGGCCGGGTATGGTGTTCTTATTGCAGGAGGGCCTTGATGCGGGCCTCCTGCTCCCGGTCATCCGGGATGGTGTAGTCGAAGCCGTCCGGCTCCGGGGAGAAGCGATTGATGGTGAAGTACCACCGCCCGTCAGGGAGGGCGATCTCCATCACAAGCCGGTTGCCCGCCTTGAGGTGGACGCCGGGACGGAAGCTGTCGCGGATGAAGGTCTCCAGCCTGCGCTGGGAGAACTTCTCGCCGTTGAAGTAACCGGCGACGGACAGGCGGTGGAGCTGCGCGGAAACGTCGTGAATGGTCATGGTGGTGACCTCCTTATGAAGTTGTGGGCCGTGGGGCCGGGGTCAAGCCCCGGCTCCGAGTGCCTTATCAATCCTTCCCTTGAGGCCCAGCAGGTAGTTCCACCTGCTCGCAGCCGCCCGGTTCGTCTTGACCGCCTGCTGGAAGTTCGAGCCGTCCGGCTCCTCCGCGAAGGTCACGATCTCGTGAGCAGCAGCCTTCATTTCCTTCTCCGCTTCGTAGGCCTCGTTGTCAACGAGCTGGCGACAGTCGGTGAGGTCGTCCGCGCTGATGGTCTTCTTCTCAAGCTCCTCGATGCGGAGCTGCAGGGCGGTGATCTCCTTGGATGCGTCTTCCTTTGCCTTCTTGATCGCCAGCCGGAGGTCGCGGTTTTCCAAATCCAGCTTGTAGCCCTCCTTCTCGGCGCTCTCGGCCCGCTGCTTCATGGAGCAGGCCCAGTCGTTCTCGATGTTCTCGGCGGCGATCTCGAAGCATCCCTCGAAGGCCGTCCCGATGTAGCTATCCTCTCCAAGCCCCTCGATGATCTTCTTGATCTGAGCAAGAGCTTTTCTTTCCTGTTCCTTCGTCGTCATGGTCGCGTCCTCCATTCATATCGTCCGTTTTTGTGGCGGGCTGTCTGCCCCTTACGAGCCTAATTATAGGGACGCAGCAGCAAATGTCAATAGGGTAATTAAAAAATTATTCAATTATTTTTGCAGCCGCCGCCAGAAGCGTGGCAGATTAGCTCAAGATTATGAGTTTTCCGGGCGCGGGGCGTGAAACGGCACACAGGGCCTTCCTGCGGGCGCAGGGCGCGTTTCTACGCGCTCGCCCGTGACAATTCCTATCAAAAGAAGAAACGCCAGCAGAGGCCATTTCTGCGCCTCCAGCGCGTGGCAAATAAAAAAGCCCCGTGGCAGGGGCATTTCTGTCCTTACCACGGGGTTCATACGTCACGGGGCCGCGTCCTGTCAGGAGGTCTTCTTGTCCTTTACCGCCGCCTCGATCAATATGCCGAGATATGCGCCCACGTCTTCGTGGGCCTGTTCCAGCCACTCCATGACCTCCGGGCCGAGGATGGTGATGGCTGCGTCGAGCGCCTTGCCGAGTGCTTCGGCCTGCGCCTCCTTCGTGAACTCGCCGGACGCCTTCAAGCTATCAACATAGGTCTGGTTCACAAAGGTAACGGCCCGGAGTACCGCATCGGTGATGCGGTTGATGTACTCCCTGACCATTTCGCTCTCGGCCTTCTCTGCCGCTACCGCCGCCTTCTGCCGGACGTAGCTCACGGCATAGCCGGTCAGTATCGGGATGCAGGCCGTGATGACCGCCATGAGCAGGCGGGTCAAAAGCTCACCGAGGTTCATCGTGCTTCATTCTCCTCTCTCGTTCCTCCGGGGAGCACGGCGGGAAGGGGCACTGATCGCACTTCCCGTCGCACAGCTCGTCGTCCGGCTCCGTGCATACTGCCAAGACCGCGCCGAAGAACGCTGCGACGAGGACGGCAATGAGCAGGGCTAACACGAAGCGGACTATCATCATACCTTCTTGCAGTAGTCGAGGGAAATCCAGCCTCCACCGGATTTCAAGCGGCCCCAGCCCTTCGTGCTGCCCTTGCCTGCGGCCTCCTCGATGATGGTGAATACACCCTTGCCGGTGTACTTCCCGGTCTTCTGGTAGTTCGTGCCGGGGCCGGTGCGGATGTTCAGGTCGGGGATGCTGACCTGAACCTTGTACGGCTCCATGGCGTGGGCCGGGGTGTAGACCACCTTGCCCGTCGCATCGAACACGGAGTAGCCGGGGTTGCTGTCGGCGCACTTCTTGGCATTGGAGAGGACTTTATAGGCCCCCTTCTGCGTCGCTGCGTCGGCCCAAGTCTTCCGAACCCGGTACAGCTCCGGGACGGGGTTGACCGGGGCGGTGCTGCCGCCGAGCTGCGCCGTCACCTTCGCGGCGAGGTCGCCCATACGGGCGTACATCCAGTCGCCGGGGCAACTCTTGTTCGCATACCAGCGGTGGACGGTGAGCAGCATTTCATCGGCTGCCGGGGTGTACTTGAGGGTGGTCTCCTTGTCACCCAGCCAGAGCAGCTTCTTCTTCCCGTTGCGCTTGCAGATGTCGGCGCACAGGGTAATGAGCTTCTGGTAGACCACATCCCGGAACGCCCACGGCGCGGTCGCGTCGCTGGCGCACTCGATGGTGACGGCCCTGTTGTCGTTGCTGCTGCTGGAGCTGCACCACGAACGGTTCTTCTCCTCGACAATCAGGCCGACGCGCCCGTCCTTGTCGATGCCGTAGTTGCAGCTCGCCTGCCTGCTGCTCTGAGCGAACAGGTTCCCCAGCGCCTCGATGGTACACTGACCGACGACGCAGTGCGGGGTTATAATGTCGATGGGCTTCTGCCGCTGCCCGGAGTTGTTGGGACTGAGCTTGGTGTACTCCACCAGCGGGCTGTTCGTGTAGTTCATGGTTCCTCCTTCCTGTCAGCCGGAACCGCCCGCATCCTCCTCGGCGCTGTCGGGTTCCTCCTGCTGACGCTCTTTCGGGTTTTCCTCGTGCTTCACCTTCATGCTCTTGATGATCGCCATGAAGCCGCACTCGCCCGTCATGGCTGCGAATACGCAGGTGACGAGGGTATCGGGGACTCCCCCGGTGCAGCAGTACACCACGATCATCGTGATGGTGAAGACGAGCAGCATCACGAGGATGGCCTTGAGGTACTTGTCCATGGTCTTGTCCTCGGCCTTCCGGGTGAGCTTGGTTCTCTTGCCTTTCATGGTCTGCGCCTCCTTACATTCAGACGCGAGTGAAGACGAAGCCGAGGACGATGCCGACGATGGCGGTGGCAATGTACGCCACGACCTTGCGCCACATTTCGCCGTCCCGCCCTTCAAGGGTCTCGAGGCGAGCGCCCTGCTTCTCCTGTTCCTTCGCCATGTGTTCCATACTGACCGCCAGTTTCTCGACCGAGGCGGTCAGCGCGGTGATATGTGAGACGTTTTCCTCAAGGAGCCGAAGCCGCTCATTCTGGCGCTTGTTCTCGGCGTCGATACGCTGAGCGTACTCGTTATGCTCCGTGCGCGTGATGAAATCTTCCACTTGTTGCTTCCTCCTTTCAGCAGGATGGACGGGGCCTCACAGCCCCATCCGCTTATCATATCGCTCGATGCTGTCCTGCGCCTCCCGCGTCTCCCTCTCCAGCTTATCGTCCAAGGCAACGAGGCCGGAAACGCAGCGCAGGTGGTTAAGCTCTCTGGTGTAGGCTTTAAGGAGTCGGCTCATGCGGTGGATGATGTCGTCCTGCTCCTCTATCACCTCAAAGCATAGGCTCAAGAGACGGTCTGTTTCCGCATTCATAATCACTCTCCTTGCCGTCGTCGTGGGTCAGCACAAAGCCCCGCCAGAGCTTTTCCTCAAAGCGGTCGCTGTCTGCGTGTTTCAGCATGGCCTTGTAGCTCTGGACGGTCTGGTTGGCCCGTTCAAAGGGTAACTTTCCTATTCTGTACCTGTGGGCTACGCCTGCCAGATTGCGCCGCATCCGTAGTGTTGACTGCTTCCGCAGCAGCACATGGTCGTCGAATATCTGGTAACCCACAAACTCGCAGCCGCAGCTCACGGGCCGGAGCGCAGTCTTGCGGTTGAACTCAAGCCGCAGCCGCTCGTTCACGAAGACTTCCATCTTCGTGCGATACCATTCTAACCGGCTCTTGTCGGTGTCCATGATGATTATGTCGTCCATATAGCGGATGTACTTCTTGATGCGCAGCTCCCGCTTGCAGAATTGGTCGAGCGGGTGGAGGTACATATTGCCGAGCATATGGGACAGGCCGCCTCCGATGGGGATGCCGCAGTCCCACAGCATTTCGTCTTCCGTTATGGTCAGGTGGTCGCCGTCCAGCGGCATACCGAACGGCTTCCTGTTCGAGCAGACATAATACTCGATCAGGGAGACCGTCTGGCGCTCGCCTATCATCTTCCGGCATATATCCATCATGACCTCGTGGTCGATGCGGTAGAAGAACTTCGCTACGTCGAACTTGTAGTAATACCACTTCTGCCCGTCGCGCCGGGTCTCTTGGAACCATCCATAGAGGCGCTGCATAGCGGCGAGTTGCCCCCGGCCCGTTATGCAGCTATAGGTGTCCTCTATGAACGAATTGCAGACAAGCGGGTTTATCACGTCGTAGATCGCCCGTTGAATGATCTTCGAGCGGTAGTCGATGTAAATCACCCGCCTGACCTTCGGGGTGTAAACGAGGAACGAGTTGTAGTACGCGGGCGGTAGCTCCAGCCTTCTCATGCTGTCCTGCATATCCAGCAGGTTTTCCTCCAGATCGCGCCGGAAGCTCATTGCCTCAAGGGAGTATTTCTTCTTCCCTTTCGATATGTTCCTCTCGGCTCGCAGAAGGTTCTCGAAGGAGGTAATCTCCCGGAAGGTGCCTTTGATCGCCACTGTACTCGCCTCTCCCCCTTCCGGTCTCACTCACAGGCCTCGGCCTCACGGCCTACTACCGGCAAGCGGCCCTGTTTTACTTTCTCGCTTATGAAGCACGGAAACAGAATCCTTTACACCCCGGCGCTGACCGCGCAGCCGTAGCCGCGTGATTTCTGGCCTTATGGGTAGAGCGGAGCGGAAGCCGATGTTCGCGTTGGTGTTGGTGCGGGTGTTGTTGTTGCCGTTGAGGTAGAACACGCCTGCCTTCGACCCGTTGTTGTAGTTGCCACCGGCGTTGAACAGCCTATATCCTGTTCCCGTCGTCAGAGGAACCTACTTCCTCTGACTATTTATCCAGCCGCCGATGATCTTGCCGACCTCGACGATGGATGCTGACCATAGCTCGTACTGCCTCGTCGGAAGGAACCCAAGCTCATGCGACAGCCGGACGAAGTATTTCAGCTCCGTGTTCGCTACGTCCAGCTCCTGCAAGGTGGTCTTCTTGTAATACTTCTTCTGAGCTTCGATAATCAGCGTCATCATGGTGCGCATACACCCCTTGATGTCTGCGCAAAGCCCATACCGCTCCGTCTTCGGGAAGTTTCGCATGACGGTATAGGCGTATTTCATCATTTCAAAGAGTTTTTGCATCAGGATGCTGTCTTCCATAGGTTCCTCCGAAGTCAAGAACCCGGCCCGTGGCGCGGTGCCTCCGGGTCGGGTTCTCGGTTTTCTGTTTCCTCTCTCACGAAGGGAAAGAGGAGGGAGCGGCTACCGCCGCCCCATCAGTGAACAGTTAGGCAGTAGGCTGGGTGACAAAAGCGGAGCGGACGCCGGTGCCCGCGTAGGTGCTGGTGCGGGTGCCGTTGCCGGTGAGGTAGAACACGCCTGCCTTCGACCCGCCGCTGCAGCCGCCACCGGCGCCGAACAGCCTCTCGGCTGCTCCGTTGTTGAAGTAGAAGCGGTCGTCGTGGTAGTCCGCAGCGGTGGCGCTGTCAGGCAGCAGCCCGAGGGCAATCAGCAGCTCCTTCGCGGCGCTGCCGATGTTCGCGCTGGCGGTCACGCTGGCGAAGGCGCAGTCGCGGCTCGTGTCGGACTGCGCGGCAATCGTGGTGTCGTACTTCGCGGCGCTGCTCGCCCAGTCGATCTTGACGGAGCCGGTGGTGGTGCCGTTGCCGTCCGGGGTGATGAACTCGCCGGTCGTCGCGTCGATGGCCTTCCACTGAGCAGAGGCCGCCGTCTGCGCGTTGTCGGAGTCAGCAGCGTTGTTGTTGGCAAGAACCTGCACCTCGCCCTTGACGGTGCGGATGCCCGCCTGCCACTCGGAGACGTTGCCGTTCAGATCCCAAATACCGGCGAGGGTGCCGTCGTGGGAGTAGGTGACCGGGCCGGAGCCGGTGGCGATATGATAGACCTTGCCAGCGTCAGCGCCGGTGCCGTAGGTGGTCGGGATGCCGGTGTAGGCGCTCTCGCTGGCGTCCTTGCCATAGTCGTTGTTGCCGAGGGGGGCGTAGCCGTGTTTCTTGCACCACAGGGCCAGCGCGGCGAACTCGACGCGGGTCATCATGTGCCAGCCGTCGCCCTTAGCCTCGCAGTAACCGCGAGCAGTGTCCCACGTCAGGTTGGCAGCCGGGTCTTCGCACGGCAGGCTGTAGGCCCTGCCGCCCTTGACGATGTTCTGGTACTTGGAAATCCAGACGCCGTCCACTTCCTGCCCGTTCACGATGAACGCGGGGTGGACGTTGTTGCTGCCGCCAGTGATGACGTCGGACATCTTGAACTTGGGGACGTAGACCATGACGGAGGGCAGGCCCTTATCGTCATAGAGCAGGTCGTTGCCGGGGCAGACGGCCTTGAGCGCCAGAGCGGAAAGATCGAAGTTACCCATGATTGTTCCTCCTTAAATCTTGGTCTTGTCGTCGATGCTCCACAGCGTGAGCGTGACGGCATCCATGTCAAGGGGCAGCGGCTCGCGGTGGATTTCGCCGCCTTCCTCGACTTCCTCATACTCAATCGCCGGGATGTCGATCTCGGCGACGTAGTATTTGCCTTCGTTGGTGCCGATGCACAGGTCGCCGTCCGCGTCATAGCAGATGTCCTTATGCACCGGGTCATCCTTCTGGAGCTTCGCCAGCTTGAGCGTCAGCTCGTCGTCGAAGGTGATCTTGGTACCATCCACCTCATAGGGGATTTTCGTACCGGGGTTTTTCTCAATGATAATCACGACAGGTATCCTCCTTTAACGATGTACCTCACGGTCACAGATGTTGCGCTGCCGTCGAAGGACAGCTTGAAGCCGTTGATGGCCTTGTCGGTGACATGGATATTCCCCGGCAGGCCGCCGCTGTAGGCGGTGATGATCGCCTCCACGGTGTAGTTGATGGTGTCGCGGGTCACAGCCAGCGCCACGGTCGATGCAGAGTTATTGAACGGGTAGGAGTCGGTGTTCGTGAGGGTCTTGGTGCCGTACTCGGCCTCAATCTCCCCCTTCACCGCGTCCAGCTCCCGGTCTTTCTGCAGCGTGTGCTGGAGCTTGATCTGCTCCGCGACGTGCGCGTCCTGAATGCCGTCCTCCATGTTATTGAAGTGCTGCGCACTCAGGTTCGTCCCCTGCTGAATGACGGTTCCCTGTCCGTCAACAACATGGTCTTTCCACTCGGTCTGGTTGTACATGGTTCGGGTTCACCTCCTTTCTCAAACCTCGGTCAGCGGGAACTCCCACACAGTCAGGATGCCCTGCGTGGCCTTCTTGGTGATGTTCTCGGACGCCTCAAGCACCAAGTCCCCGTTGTCGTCGTAGACTCGCACCGCCGTGACGGTCAGCGCCTCGTCGTCGGTGGTCATGGTGGTGATGCGCAGCACGTTGTTGGCGATCTCCTTCTTGGTGATCGCCGCCGTGTACCAAGTGTTTCCTGCCTTGTACTGGAACTTGACCAGCCAGCGCAGCCACCTCGTCCGGGTTCGGTTCAGGAAGTTGTTCGTGAGCATGATGGTGTACCTCCTTGTTCTGGTCTTACGGCCCGTCATGGCATACGACGGTGCCGCAGAATCTATAAGTCATGCAAACGCGCACCCTTCCCGCGAGGCCGCTGCTTGCGTTGACTACGACGCCCCCATTGACGGTCAGGCCGAGGGTGGAAATCTCCGGCTCCGTTCCGCACAGTCGGAAGTCAGTCAGGTAATTCCTGCGCCCCGGCGCGACCTGTACCCCGAAGCGATACGTCAGGGCGCTGCGGTAGTCCAGATGGGCCGGTATCAGGCGGGACAGCAGCGTGTCGATGTCGTTCAGATAGAACACCGGCTCGTCGCCGCGCAGGTAGTTGATGTACAGCCGGTTGTCTCCCGGCTCGTAGTAGGCGTACCCGATGGTTCTGCTGATTGGCTCCAGATACACCTCCACGTCGCTGCCGGTGTACGCGGAGACCGTCTGCTTTATCAGGTCGGCAGACAGTCGCCCGTGTCCGACAAACAGGGTCTTGAGCAGGCGCTTCCGCTCGTCCAGCTCGCGCTGCTTGTACAGCTTGAAGTTCAGGAAGTCTTCGAGCTGGGAGACGGTCGCCTCGTCCATCGTGTCGATGAAGCAGTTTGCGAACACCTGCTCCGCGTTCTCCATGAACTCGTCCAGCGCCTTCCCCTCCGCATTCAGGAGGGCCTGCATTTCCAGCACGTCGATGTAGAACTTCGGGTAGAAGGTCGCCAGCTCCGCGTAGTTGGAGGGCCACTGATAGTTAAACAGCGACATTCAGCGTCACCTCCCCAACGGCAGGCACTCCGTCCTCGCCGGGGCTGATATTGCTCGTTCCTCCGTTGATGGTGAGGCTTGAGTAATCCAGGATGCCCTCAATCGAGGCCAGCACCGCGCCCACAGCGGAGACGCGCACCACGACGTCGCTGGCGGCCTCCGTCGTCAGCACCAAGTTCTTGAAGTAGGCCCGGAGCGCGTTCTCCACGTCGGTCTTCGCCGTGGCAGCCGAATAGCCGCTCGCCAGCTCCACCGTCGCAGAAACGGCAATGTCTACTTCGTCTGCCGCGACCGCCGTGAAGTGTGCGCCGAGGTTCGCTACCCCTTCGCCGAGGCCGTCGCCCACGACGTACTCCACGTTGTTCACGATGGCGGTGTACCCCAGCGTCGCCGGGTCAACATATTGCTGAACCTTCGGGACGACTTCATCCGCGTCGCACGGCAGGCCCTCCTTGTTGATAAGCACCGCCTTGACGGTGTTCGGCCCGTTCCAAAGCGGGGTAATGCGGGCAAGGCCCACGCTGTCGTCCGCTTCCTCGCACCACTTCTTGTAGTGCTGCTTATTCCCGTTCTCTGCGGGGCCGGAAATCTTGCTCTGGATGCGCGAGCGCAGGGCCTCGTCTTCCTCTGTGTCGGTGCCGTACTCCTTGATCGCGCCGATGGAGGACGAGGTCAGGCCGTCGATGTTATTGACCGGCACGACCGGGGTGCCGCTCTGGATGAAGTTGTGGGAGGCTCCAGCCTCCTCGCACTCGAGGAACAGCACTCCCACCGTGGTCTTCCGCAGCGTAAAGTACAGCCCGTCGAGGAAGAACCGCTCGCCCGGTTCCGGGGTCTCGCCGGTGTAGACGAAGTAGTAGCTGACCGGGGTCGCCGCGTGGCGCGTGAGGCCCTGCTCCGACGCCTTCATGTCCAGCTCCTCCCCGATGGTGGTCGGGAGCTGCGTGAGGAAGAATACCAAGTCGAGGTCGGTGTAGAGCTTCGCCATACGCAGCGCGACGCCGGAAACGGCGTCATAGAAGATGCTGCCCTCCCGCGTGTCCACGCCGGTCGGTGCCTGCGCCAGCAGGTTGCTCATGATGTTTTCGTAGGTGTAACTCTCAAACACTCTATATCACCTCCTCGATGATGGTTTCGCCGAACACGGTGTCGCACTTGAAGGTGATGTAGACCCCCTCCTCCTGCTGTGTCACGGCGAAGTCGTAGCAGGAAAGGATGCGCGTGTCCGGGGAGAGCGCGTCCTTGACATATGCTTCGACCGTCGCCTCGATGAAGTCCAGCGTGGCGCTGCCCGCAATATACGCCTGTTCGATCTCGCTCCCGTATTGGTTGCTGTAAATGAGGCATTTGAAGCGCGGCGTGATGATCGCCTTGCGGATGGCCTGCCGGACTGCCTCCATTCCGTCAATCTTGCCGACTATCCTGCCTTTGTTCAGGTCGAGCTTGTAGGTCAGGGACGGTGCTTCCTCGGCCTCCTCTACCTGTGCAATCGGCAGCTCCAAGAATTTCCCGCCAGCCATTACCCGGCGACACGATCAAGGGCGAAATACTTCTTGCCGTTTTGCACCGCCAGCAGATGAAGCATTTCGCCCACTTGTAGTCCGTTATATACCGTCATGTTTACCTCCGTATGGCTGTGTACGCCGCTCCCGGCGTACTGCGAATGACCGCCAGAGTCAGGTATCGACACCTTGACCGTGTGGGTCGTCAGGTGCTTGGGGATTACCGTCGCCGCTGGCCCGATTATCAGCTTCTCGTCATTGGCGATCTGGATTTTCAGCGGGGAGACGGAAATGACCTTGCCCTGCACCAGCTCGCAGCCGACCGGCACCATGCCCTGAAACAGCTCCTTGAGGCTTTTGCTTTCGTCCACGTCACTTCCTCCTTCCTACGCCTCGCTGAGATAGCTTCCGTATGACCAGCCGGTTATTCCGATTGCCGTCCCGTGCATCCAGCCGCCGCTCGTCTGCCCGTCATACTTGAACTGCGTCCCGTATGGTAGGACACCGAGCGAGCTGTAGCTCGTACTCGGCCCCGTTCTGATGTGAAGCCCGGACGGGGTGTTGACGACGTAGGTCTTCGTGTCGTCCTGCGCCTCCGGCGCGGGTACTTCATCCACCCCGGTGCCGATGTCGCTGGCGAGGTTCAGCTTGAGGCTCATGAGGTGCTTCTCGCCCTCGAAGGTGTGCGTGTCCTCGTCCACATAGTAGGTCTTCGCTATGCCAAGATGTCCGATTTTGATGAAGACGCCGACGCCGGAAATCACGTCCGTGAGGCCGAGCGCATCCAGCGTCAGCGTATTGGCTAC